AATTTGTCATATCATTTTCTAATAATGTTAAATCATTATTTACAGCAGTAATTTGGTTGGTATTCGCTGTGATTCTGTTATCTAAATCAGTCAATAGACTATCATTAATAATATCGGCCATTTCCCCTGAAGCAACCATTTCATCCAGCTGGGTGTTAACCTCACTTACGACATTTTCTTTTATCCACTCGTCTACCTGATTCACTTGTTCACCCATCGTATTTGTTGCTGTGACCACTTCATTTAGTTTGGTTACTGACTTATTTAACACTTCATAAAATGATAAGCTATCGTCATATGTCTGGGGTTGGGTCTGTTGAACCCAATACGACAAACTATCTATTTTTTTAATTTCATCAGCCATTTTATGCACTTCCTTCTATAATCAATTCAATATAATCGGTTCTCAGTTCTTTTACATTCGTTGTTCCGTCTGTATTATTATGAGCTAAATAATAAATAAATCCATCTGCTAAAATCCCATTGTCAGTAATATCTACATTCTGTATTCTTGCTATTGTACTACTCGTATGAGTTCCCACACTATACCAACTATCTGTATACGTTTTTAAATTTGCTGTATAAACAGTGTTTAATCTTGCTAAACCATGCCAGTTGCAAGTAATTTTATTAATGGCTGTTTTAGCTTTAGCCACTTTTTGAGGTAACGTCGTTAACCCTGTAAAAATGTTTGGTACTCGTCTAGTTAATTCCTCTACGATATTAAAACTAAAATGATGTTGACACATTTCATTGGTGTTCGTTGTCGTACTAATTGCAGGATCGTTATCTAAAATGTTACATTTACCATAACCCGTACTACTAAATTCAGTATAAGCTGTTGTGATATTATTTGCTGGAAGTGACGTAAAATTACCTGCTTTTAAAATATTAGGATTAACCGTATTACTACCAGATACTTTCCCACTATAAGTAATACTAAATGTAAATGGCGTAGTAGGTGGGATTTCTAAAGTTGTTTTGTAAAACTTCTCTATTTCTCCCCCGTACAATTCAGCATACGAACCTTCTAAATTTTTCGGGTAACTATAACTAGGATATTGGGTCTTAAAATTTTTAAACCATTTCATTAGTTCCCCGTTATAGGCTTCTACTTTATTATTCTCTAAGGGCATTCGGTTTCACCTCTCTAGTCCAGCCTAGCTGGATAAATTCAACTAAGCTATCATAGATAGCAAGTTTCATTAATACACCCCCATGAATAACTCGTCTAATTCATCTAAAATCATTTGATCAATATTCAAATATATCTTCAGGAGATCAGAAAGTATGTCCGACGGGTATCTCATACCATCATGTCCGTAAGTATGAGATAAAAAAGTATCGGTTGTTTTAGCCGTCCCCGTTGTTTCCCCTGTTGAAACATTTTTCCCTTCTCCTGTGCTCGTATTGTCAGTGAGGTTTGTTGCATAGTCTTTCGTTGACATCAGCTTATTTGTCGGGGTATCCTGAAACACTTCCCTTGAATTTCCTTCAGACGTTTGAACGCTTTCCCCGTCCGATTTGCTTGAACTTTCCCCTTCAGTTGTTCGGGTTTCTTCTACATATACATTTTTATTTTTGTAGGGGTCAAAATCCGACTCAAAACGCTTAAATTCGTTATAAAATTTATTATAGTATGGCATGATCAAGTTTAATTTTTCTTTTAAAAACCATTTCCATTGCCCAACAGTTTCCAGTCCAATTTCTCTAAAATAGAAATGATTGATGATTTTACTTTCTAAAACAGGCCGGTAATTTTCATCAAATATGGGGTAATCAAAATCAAATATTGGGTAATTACTCTCTATTATCGTCCTCAGTTGAGTTGTAAATTTGGCCACTTTCCTGAACCCCCTCGTCTACATTTGCTCTAAAACGTACACCTATATTTAACCCAAACAAATCATTAATTTTCTGAACAGCCACCTGTCGCTGTACTAGCATTCCATTCCTAAATGCTTCGATTTGCTCTATGTTTGAGCTGGCTTCTGCCTCTATCATGCGTTCCTTTTTCTGCGTGTTACTATTGGCCAAACCAATTTTTGTACAAAACTCATTCCACAAACTATGCTTATAATTCATCAATTTATCTGCTAAAAACGGGGCTTCCGTATTTAAGACTTTAAACCCTTCTAAATCTAACGCACGATTTCCGAATATTACCGGTTCCCCGCCTTCATAGGCTTGGTAAACGTTTTTAAGGGTTAAACGTTGGGCCTCTGTACAAGTAATTAAAACAGGGGTTTTTTGTGCTTTGATATTAATATCAAGGGTTCTTTCGACTTCTGTCAGTCGTTCGGCATACAGACGGACTAGTAACTCTGTACCTTCTTTCATGTTGTTATTATAAATGAGTACAGCATTTTCAGGCGTAAAATCTTTACTATATCCCGTACTAACAGCATGATAGGCTGTTGGCTCATTGTACATGTTTACTTGACCCGTTAACGTACAAGGAACCCCTAAAAACCCAAACTCGTCATCATTTACAAATAGGGCCATACCTGATTCAAATAAAACTTGTTCCATAAATCGCTCGTTTATGGTGTCGGGAAGGTCTGTCCACTCAAACAAAGTCAAAACCATGTTTTTCAATTGCATATAATACATGTGGTATGTATCCCGATTCTGGTTATACGATTCCCACATCATTTTAGAATTTTTCATCTTTTTTGGAATTGCTGTCATGTTAATACCTCATTTCTTGAGGATATTGTAATTTTCTTTCTATTTCTCTTAATTCTAGTTCTTTTACTTCTACCTCACCTCTTAAACTATATAAAGTTCTTAAAAGTTCTCTATATTCATTTATCAAAACTTCTCTCTTTTCCATTCCTACACCTCACTATTTTCAAGAAAATAATTCGCTATATCGTCAACGTGCCAAACCGTCACACCATTATCAAAAATGGCTTTTATTTGGTTAATGTCATTATTTGCGATCATACTTTGAATGTTACAACCAATTGTTTTGATATAATTAAAATGTTCTCGGCTTTTAAAATTAGGTGTTTCGACTTTATTTACCTTGTATCCGTACATTCTAAAAAAGTCTGTCAGTTTATTCATATATTCTTGTTTAATCTGTTTTTTAATAATATAAATACCTGTTATATTATTCCCATAATCAAAATAAGAATTGTTTCCTAAACCTGAAATACTTGGTGGGGTGTTTGCGATGTCTTTCTGTTTCGCTAATTCACCTTGTAATTGATATTGATAGTTTTGATAAGTTGAATAAGTATTTAAAGCGTTTTCTGTCCCTCCTACAATTCCACCTAAGACACCACCTGCAATTCCACCTGTTGTTGCTCCTGCAATTGCTCCTGCTCCTGCACTTTGAACAGTATTTGTTATACCTGTTGCAAGCTGTATATCTTGGTTAAATTCTGTTTGTGCTTTTGTCAAAGCAATTGTATTTTTATTGCCTTGTAGGTAGGCACTGAGTAAATCGGTAATAATCGGTACGTCATTACTTTCATTATTAATAACAGCATTTTTTAAATTCGTTACATGACCGTTTGGCTCCGTTAAACTTTGTAAATAGCCATGTACTGAATAAGCTACTTTGTTACTAGTACCGAGCGACCCACGACAGATAACGGTTAAATCAGGCGAATTAATATACTCATTTTTATAGACGATTTGATTGCCTTTACCATCTGAAAGCATAGTTAACATATATGGATACATCATTAATTTTGATTCAGTAACCGAACTAAATCCACTATATTTATCTGTATACGTTTTACTTTTCGTTTCATATTGTTTAATCGTTTTTACTTTAATAATCGGGGTGTCGGCTTGTGGAAATAACTGACTTTCAAATTCTGCCCCATCTAAATTAACTGTTCCATTAAACCCAATATCGACCCCTATATAATCCGTTATATATAAACTGACAATATTTGATTGTGCATTTTCACTTAGATATAACATTTGTAATAAAGTTTCTAAGTTAATAGCTGGGTGTGTTACCCCTCCTATTTTGACAGGGGGAACAGTTCCATCTAGTTTAAAAGGTTGTACATAAAATACAAGGGGTTGCATGATACCGTTATAAGTCGGGTCGTATTCCATTTCTTTTAAAGTCTGTTTTGTCACAATAACTAAAAAGAAAATATCATCTGAAGGGTGGAAACGGTCAATTGATACAATGTCATATTCAGAACCATAGTTTAGTCCTTCATCTACTGTGTTAATAACTGGACTTCCGTTATACCATCTATTCGTGTGCATACGTTCAATAAAACTCGGTTTAAATTCGATGTCAAATTGCCATGTTTGCCACACGTCTTGAACAATAATTAATTCAGTCGTTTCAGGGTTGATGTAACGTTTTTCTAGTATAAAAGCGAAAAACCAACGCCTATTAAAATTTGAATTTTGATACATAACATAGTTACAATTTAAAATTTTATCTAAATTTATCGGTACTTTCATACTTCTTTCCTCACGTTGGTACGTAAAAAAATCAAAAGTAAAATTGACTTTCTTTCTGAAATAGTCGGTTTGTTCGTCTGAATCGTTAAAATCTAAAATGTGCTTATATGATGAATCAAACGGAACCGTTAACAATTTTATTTCGGTTTCTGGCGTGACAGCCATTCTTACACCTCCCTAATAAAAAAGCCCCAATAAAGGGGCTGTATGTTATGCTGTTTTGAATTGGACAGCGTTCGCAAATTGGCTTGTACTTAACACTTGATGTACATGATAGAAAATATTTGAGTATAAACCTTGAGGGTTATAAGTTGAATTTGATTCTGTCAAAGTATCGTATACTCTAAACCACTCTTTATCCACTAAAATTGCCTGTGTTGTCGTCATAGCTGTTCCAAAATCATCTACAACAATAACTTGTGCGTCTGTGTCGAATTTTTGACTATTGAAAGCATATGCGAGTAATTCTGTATCCATTTGTACTGATACATCCGGACTAATTAATAGTACTAAATCTGAAGGGTCTGAAAACGTTTGAACACCTGCTTTGTTATACGCATTGTTCATAAAACCCATTTTTAAAACAGTCTTTTTGATTGCTTGTGCTAACGCTTTTGTTGAAGCTGTATCCGTAGGGGCCACAACAGTTTGATTAATAAAATTTCCTGCTGTATTGAACTCACTCATCAATTCCTTCATTAACTTGTACTCGTCATTTGTTGCCCCACTATACAAACTATCTGTAATCGTCCCAACTAATTGGCCTAATCCATTAGCAGAATAGAATGCACGGCGTAAAATTTCATTCGATACAGTCGTTTTGTAAAAGTCTTGTCTGTTTTGAGTATGGTAA